CCTCGGCAAGAAGGGCATGACTCACGACGAGGTCGTGGCTACCCGCGTCAAGGAGATGGCCCGGACTGTTCAGGCCGCCAAGGAAGCGGGCCTCCCGCTCTGGATGATCTATCAGTCTTCCTTTAACTGGCTTCAGCAGGGCCAAGCCCCTGACCAGATTCCGACCGACGTCGCAGATAACCTGGACGTCCCTCCCGCCCCCTCTAACCCATAACACTGTGCGCTGCTTATCTTCAGGACTGTCTGGCCTTGAGCCACTTCTCATCGACCCTATCAAGGCCGCTAACCACATGAAGTACGCCGAGAAGTACGGCGTGGTCGATGGCGTGCTGGATATGTTCTTCAACCAGCAGCAGAAGCCGTATGTCACGGCGATGGGTACGGCAGTCATCCCGGTGGCTGGTTCGCTGGGTCTTGGCCTGACCAAATTCGAGAAGCTTACTGGTGGCGTGGACATGGCCGATGTTGGCAACGCCATCGACGAGATGCTCGCCAACCCTGCGGTCAAGCGCATCGCTTTTCAGGTCAATTCTCCCGGCGGCACTGTCCTCGGTACGCCTGAGCTGGCCGACAAGGTCTATAACATCGGCCTGCCGACCATGACCTATGCCCGCGAGCTTATCGCCTCCGGTGCTTACTATGCGTTTTCTCAGACGTCCCAACTACTGGCCGCGCCGTCTGCCTATGTCGGTTCGATTGGCGTGATCATGGTGGACGAGTCCTATGCCGAGTACTACAACCAGATCGGGCTGAAGATGGAAATCTTCCGCGCCGGAAAGTACAAGGCGGCGAACGTCGGCGGCGAAGGATATACCGACGAGATGCGAGCTATGGAACAGGCTCGTATCGATTCCATGCATGAACAGTTCAAGCAGACTGTCCTGCGTACCCGTTCGTTTGCGGACCGCGCCGACATGGAAGGCCAAGTCTACCCTGGCGCTGTCGCCGCCCAGAAGAACCTGATCACCGGATTGGCTAACACCTTTGAGGAAGCCCTCGCCATGTTCGAGGGTTCTGATGTTCAGGCCGTCAAGCGTGGCGCTATGGCAGTTAAAAAGTCGGGCAAGTCTGCCAAGGCCATGGTCAAGCCGCTGGCCTCCGAACTGGAAGACGAAGTTCTCGACCTGCTGACCCCGCGTCAGAAGGAGATGGTTGACGGATACCTTGAGGTCGAGGAACTGTTCGGGCCGTTCGACCAGAGCACCGGACCTGATGGCTCGCACTATGTCGCCGCTTCGCCGTTCACCGCCGAAGGACTCCTCTGCCAGAACTGCGTGTTCTATCGCGGACCTCGCGGCTGTGGCATCGTCTCCGGCGATATCGACCCCAACGGCATCTGCAAGCTGTGGGTCATCCCTCAATAACCTTACCCTAACCGCAATAGTATATGACCATCGAAGAACGCGCCAAGGCCGCTGAGGCCGCCGTCCTGTCCCTGACCGCCGAACGCGACGATCTCCGCAAGACTGTCGAGGCTTCGGTCGTTGACGTCTCTGCTGAACTCGAAGCCATCAAGCTCGAAGTCTCCAGCAAGGACGCCAAGCTTGTCGAACTCGAAGCCGCTCTCGCCGAGGCCACCGCCAAGGTCGCCGCCCTGGAGCAGTCCAAGACGACCGCTTCGGTCGAAGCCGCCAACATCCTCGCTGCCTCCGGTGTCGAGCCTGTCGCCGCTCCTGTCGCTCACGCTGCCGAAGGTTCTATCGCCGAGCAGTACGCCGCGATGCCTGCCGGTGCTGAACGCCGTGCATTCTTCAAAAAGCACAAGGCTCTCCTTTTCTCCTCCAAGTAATTCCTACCCATATAACCTACCATGGCTAATACCATCAACAGCGCCCTGATCGTTGACACTGTCAGCGAATACGGCCTCACCAAGCTCGCGAACCGCCTCGCGTCCCTCAGCCACTTCACCACGGATTTCTCCGCTGATGTGAAGCGCCCTGCCGACGTCATCCAGGTCTCGCTCTCCACCGCTGGCAGCACGACTGTCACCAACCCGACTGACTTCTCGACCATCGGCGCTTCCACGCTCGGTGCTTCCGCCGTCACGCTCGCCCACCTGTACCAGCCCTTCGGTCTCTCCTACGGCGATATCCAGAACGGCATCAAGCTCGAGCGCCTCGTGAAGATCAACATGGACAAGCTCGCCGACGCCATCTGGGCCGCCGCTACCGCTCCTATCACTGTCGCCAACTTCGGCGCTGCCACTGTGACCGCCGCTGACTCGGCCATCACCCCTGGCTCTGACAACCTCCGCGCCCTCTGGGCCGGTGTCAACAAGGCCGACCGCAAGGCCCTGATCGTCAACCCGGGCATCTACTCCCAGCTCATCCCGACCAGCACGACCTCCCTGCCCCTTTCCGAAGGTGCTTACGGCTTCGAAGGCGGCGTTCACTACGCTTCCCTTTTCCCGTCTGAGGCGAAATTGGCCGGCTTCGCGTGCTCCAGTGAGGCCGTGGCGATGGCCGCTGCCCAGCCTGACTTCTCGGCTACCCAGAACCAGTTCCTCGTCAGCGAGTCGCTCGTTCTCCCGAACCTCGGCCTGAGCATCTTCTACAACGTCTGGGGCGACCCCGCCACTCGTAACCTCGTCGGCTCGTTCGAGCTGATGTTCGGTGCGAACAAGGGCATCACCACGGGCACGATCGCCTCGGTCTACAACCCGTAATCTGGGCAGACCCCTCAAACAGCCCCCAGAGATGGGGGCTTTTTTGTATCCCCATTTCTTAACCCTATGAGCATCTACGATACGTTCCTCCCCGATTTTCAAGGTTTGTTGGCTGATATCGGCGTCCCGGCTACTGTCGGGTCTAACCTGTTCCTGGTCGGATTGTCCCAGCCTATGGACACCCCCAAGTTCGACGCGGGGGGCTTCACTGAGCAAAAGATGTGGACAGTGCGTTTTGCCGCCTCTGCTGCCCCGTGGACGGCTTCTGATGGTCGGGTTGGGGGTCAGGTAGCCACCTTGGCTTCCGGCGTCCCTATCGCCGCCCTGGGCACGGGGAAGAAACTGACTGTTAACGGGCAGGTCCTTCGCATCAAGGGCCAGTCCTACAAACAGACCAGCGCCGTCATCGAACTAGCTTGCATCGACGATAACCAGTAATGGCTAAGAAGGCTGGCATTGACCCCAAGAGCAAAGCCGACTTTGACGCGGCTATTACCCAATTTGCTCAGGACGTGAAGGTCGATGTTGGTATTATCACCAACGAGCAGATGCGCCTAATGCTCCGGGATGCTATGACCTTTACGCCCCCCATGCCTAAGGGCGGTGGCCGTGGCCTGAGTGCCGCAGCTCATAAGGCTGGCAAAGGCAAACTGGCAAGCGACGTCCGACGCATTTTCATTCCTATGGATCAGCCGGGCCGAGGCAAGGGGGCTTTCCTGAAACAGGTCATTAACGCAGTCCAAGGGAATGGACCGAGCGGCCGCTCCTGGATGGACTTCATCGCACTTCAGCCAACCGAGAAGAATATCAAGGGGCTGTCCCCGGTCATGCGCAAGATCATGCAGGACACCGATACCCGCCGAGCCTTTGCCAAGGCCAAGAACTACCTGAACAAAGCCAGGGCTGATGGCTCTATGTCTTTAGCCCTTGGACCGACAAATGACCTACGCGGAGTCCATGATAAATACAAAGGAAAGGTCGGAGGCCGCTGGCCCAAGAAAGCACCCGTCGGCGGTCCTCAGTACATGGTCGGAACAGCCGCTCAGCTGCAAGCATACATCGCCGAACGGCAACTCAAGGTCGGCCGTGTTAAGGCTGGGTACGCGGCAGCCCTTCGGATGATTCCACCCCTTATCAGTTCCAAAGGCAAAGCCCGCAACTACGGCGCATACGATGCCCCTTGGGTAGATGCTAACCGGTCCTCAATGGGTCAGTTCTCAATGACCAACAATGGTAGTAAGGTTTCGATGACTGCCATCAACCTGATCGGCAATATCAATAACGTTGCAACCGAGGCCGGGACTGAGAACATTGTCTACGGCAATCGCGTTAAGCAGATTAACGCCACTATCCAGTCGCGGCTAGATGATGCCGTGAAACGGGCTAACCGCAGGAAATAACACTTTATGGGCACGAAATCCTCACGTCAAATCCTCGAAGCCGCTATCGCTTCTCACCTCTCAGCTCAGACCGAACTGTCTGGCGTAGCCATCTACACTGGAGATGGGGACGATACCAACGTGCTCCCCAAGGCCATCGTCCTATGCGACTCGGCAAGGACTCCTAATGATATGCCCCAGGGGCTAGGCAACTACTCCTGCGGTACGCGCATCACGATATTCTCGTCTGCCGACGACAACACCCTAGCCGAACACCGGGCACGATGCGCTGCTATCGCCGGTGCTATGCAGGACCTGACGGCTATCAAGGCGGTCTTTGTGGCCGGAGGCGACGCCCTATGCTATGATGTGACCCCCCAGTCCGAGGACGAAGGGGTAAACGAGCGCTCCTGGGCGTCCGTCTTTGCCTACGATATCCTTATCGTGGTCAACCCCCAGCCGTAACCTTACCTCAAAAACAATAGGTATACCATGTGTGCCGCCGTCGTTCAGGGAATTAGTGCCATCTATGGCATCGGAGATACCGCCGTTTCCAACGCTATCTGCCAGTCGTACACCAACGACGGCGAGTTCAACAATGAGGCCATGATCGTCGATGAAGAAGGTCTGACGATTACCTGGCGCGGTGATGACCGCAAGACCCAGATCACTGTTGAGATGATTGCTAAGACTTCAGCCATGCCGATTCTCGGCGCGTCTTTCAGCGTTACCATTAACACGGCGTCTGCTTATGCCAGCCCTACCCCTTCGACCACGTTCAGTGGCTGGGTGACGAAAATTTCTGATAAGGGATCTAACAAGGGTTTCTCGGCTATCACTGTTACCGCCGTCGGCTACGAGGAAATCAGCTAACCGATGGACAAGCGCTGGCTAAGCGCGATGACTGACCCGGCACGTCTGACGATGCTGGGGAGGTCGGTTGAACCATTCTCCATGCTTCGCCGCGTGCAGCTGGAATCTATCGAGTCTCCTTTCGTAAATCCTGACAAGCCGGTGCGGCCGCTTGATCTGCTTATCGCGGTCAAAATCTGCGCCGGTGAGCCTATCGGAAAACTGAGGCTAAAGGACTATTACTACCTAAGCCGCTTGAGCCATAGCGAATCCTACTTCGTAAAGCAAATGGCTAGGTTCGCCGACTTTGTTCTGATTGAGTCCTGGCCTAAGTTCTGGGAGAAGAAGGCCAAGCACCATAACTCTACCGGTATGCCTTGGGTACTCACTGTGGTCTGCAATCTAGTCAGCCATGGAATCCCTGAGGATCGCGCGTGGACGATGCCTGAGTCTCAGGCCATCTGGCTTCACTCATGCTTTGCCATCGGCGAAGGGGCTGACATGAAAGTACTGACCAAAGAAGACGAAGACCTACTCGCCAAACTTGAAACCCAATGAGTTCAGTAAAGTTCAGCATCGACGGGGATACCAATGCCGAACAGGTAGCCGGGCGTGCTAAGGCTGCCGTAGGCAGTCTAGACAAGCAGCTGGATGGCATCGGCAACAAGTTCAAAACTTCGTTCAAGGATATTTTCCTATCCTTCCTTGGACCTATGGCGCTGCTCGGTGCGGCCATGTCGTTTATCGGTAAGATGATTGCTGACAACCAGAAGAAGCAGGAAGACGCAAATCAAGCGGCCATTGATGGTACTAATGCGCTGATGTCTGCGGAAGATAGATACTACGAAAGAAAAAGGAATAACGATAAAAAAGCCAAGGAGACTGTTGAACAAGCAAAGTTGACTCGCGAAGAAATTACACAACGATTCCTTCAAACTGATCCGCGTGGTCAGGCAATTTTCGAAAAAGCTTTGGGTTTGCCTGAAATGAAAGGTCAGTTTGCTAAACCTAGAATTGCGGCGCTAATCCCATCAGTTCAAGCAGAAGTCCAAGCCCTCATAGCCGAGGACATGAAGAAGAATCCTGCCGCCGCCGCTGCAGTCAAAGACTCCTCCTTTACCGGCCCGCAAGGCTTCTCCAACGTGATCGGCGTCGGCGCAAACCCGGTGCTTGAGAACCTCACGCGCCAGACCGATATCCAGCAGCAGATTCTTGAGCACCTCAAGGCCACCGCTCCTACCTCTGGATTGACTGACATAGACTTTACCAAAACCAACCCAACCCTCAAGGTAACCGCATAACTTATGGCACGCTCAGATCATGGCGACCCGCTTGTCGGTCTAGTACTTCAGCCAGGTTGGACTGTTAGTTCTGATGGCTTCGGCCTTAACACCGGCACTGCTACGTTCAAGACCGACAACGCAAACCCTCCGACTTTAGACGTCAAGGGTGACGCTTTCCCGAACGTCAATTATACCTACATGAAAGCTCACAAGGCTTCCATGGTCTTTGACGCATTGGGGATTCTGACGATGCGCGTGGACTACGTCGGCATCGACCCGGAAATTAACGGAGGTTCGATGACCAACCCGAACTGTGCGGCGGCCAATGGTCTGACGTCTGAGAACATCACGGCTCACCCTAACTTCTTTGTATGGGAGGGCGCTCCTTACCTTGGAGCTATTGCTGGCCCTGCACCCTATACTCAGGACGCTCCAGATAACTTCGCCCCTGTCGTAAACGGCCAGCCCGCTTATCTTGGCCTTAACGGCGCTTGCTTTGAAAAAGAAAATGGCGGCCGCTTTATCGGCTTTGTCAATCCGACCTACCCGCAGTACTACGGCAAGACACAGTACCTTGCGCCCACCACCAGCTACTCTGGTATTTTGTATGTCGATGACAAAGCATCTGTGACTGTGCTTCTCGAACTGCTCGGGACTACCAGCATCACACGCTCTTGGAGCACGTTCCCGTTGCTTCCTGATTGGGCGCCGATTGGTACTGGCTATGCTGGCAATCCGGTCAACCTGCTGTCTCAGGTCAACGTCGAGGAGTTCGGCCTGATCTACAAGATTAACTACGAAATCAGGTACTCCCGCGTCGGCTGGGAACTGGACGTTTACAAGAAGTTATAAGCCATGGCTATCCAACCGGGCGTAGGGTATACCTTCTCGGCTTCTAGCCTAGGGACTAATCTCAATATCCAGCAGCCCTGGAGCGAGTGGGATTCATCGGTTTCAGTCCTGCCCCTTTGGCCTAAGCTGAAAGTCGATAAGGTCACAGTCGTCCCTGGCACAGTCAACCGCATCGTGCCTAACATCGGCGGTACATTCATCGACGCGTCAACCCCTCCCGATATCACTGTATCCGGTGAAGGGTATATCTGCATCAAGCTGACCTATGTCGCGGCGACGTTCTTCCCGCGCACGGCTGAGATCATCTTCTACGCAGGTTCAACGACCCCTGCCGATACCGAGACGGAAGGCTACTATCCTCTAGCCAAGGTCAACGCGGTGACTGTCGGCGCGGTCACGACCTATTCCCTGATCATTCTGTCCTACGGAAACTTCGTCTGCAACCGACTGAAGTCAGGCGCTAACCCTGCCGTATGGTACTGGTCTACCATCACTCCTCAGCCCGGAGTCTGAAGCCATGTCCTACCCCCAATGGGACAACGCTACATCCTATCCGGTAGGGTCAATCGTCTGGTTCAATAACCTGTTATACCAGGCTACGGGATACCACGACCCTGCCAGCACATTAGCCCCCAATGTGGAGATGGGGACTGATCCGTTTAATCCTATCTTCCTGAGTCAGCGCAGCTGGACTCTTTACGCCACCCTGCCGACTGGGTACGCGCCATCGCAGTTCATACCCACTACTAGTATCCTGATTAAGCAGCAGGACATTAATGACAGGTATGTCTTTTACGGGCAGTACGCTCCTAGCCCTTATGGGTATGGAGAATCATCTCAGCGTTACGCTGGAAGCAGCAACAACCCGACCACGCCCTGCCCTGCCGATAAGTGCATCTCGATGCTGGTGACTGGCTCGGGTCTTACTTATGGCGACGGATTTAACGTCACAAAGATTCTGGTTAACCCCGTCAAGCCACCCGGCTACACCTATTACATCGACGGGCCTTACAACCCTTACCCTAATCCGAATACCCTGTATGTCTGGTGGGAGTTTGCATCTACCTATTGCTTCCGTCGCCCCGTGGTCCTGACTTGCGAATGTGATGGGGTCATTCAGAACCAGACCTTTACGCCTACGGACGACAACTATACCACGATGGCTACCCCCGTCGAGTGGTACACGCCAGGCAACGCTTCGGCCACCTTCAGCTTCGTTAGTAACTTCGGGGACGTTACCTACGATATCGCCCCTAACGACTGATTCCAGCCCTCTACCCTACCTTTTCGACAATAAGTAGCCATGGCGAACACTGCTAACTTCTCGCGCGGGGACTCCTTTGGATGCACCTGGACGTGGAATCCCGGAGAAGGCGAGCCCGCCGATCTGCTTGGGACGACCATCACCTCGACCATTCAAGACCGCTGTGGCAACGAGTACCCCCTTATCGTGACCATCGCTGAGGACGGCCTGACCTTTACGACCAACTACTACGGCGACACCTCCGACTGGGGCCTGGGTCAGGCTAACTGGGATATCCGCTTTGTGTTCGACGGCAACCCTGTGGCCCACTCTATCATCTTCCGCGTCATCGTCGCGCATACCATTACCCAGTCCTGATATGGCTACCATTACCGGCACGTTCAACAGCCTAGTCTCTGGCTCTCTCTCCGGCGTCATCGGCACGCCCGGACCTCGTGGCAGTCAGGGCATCCAAGGGATTCAAGGTATCCAAGGGATTCAAGGTATCCCTGGGCCTCAAGGCGAGCCCGGCGCTGGCGGCGTCTGGGGCGAAATCACTGGCACGCTTTCGGCTCAGACCGACCTATCGACTGTGCTGGCTGGTAAATACTCGACGACCAACCCTGCCGGTTACATCGACCTGACGACGGCTAGCCTTTACTTTTACCCCCTGACGGGTAACCCCAATTCGTTTGCCACTCAGGCTTGGGTCATCGGCCAGAACTACATTACAGTTTCGGCTCTTGCGCCTTATGTCCTGCAAACCCAGTTAGATTACCAGCTCGCGGGCTACGCCCTTCAGTCTTGGGTCACGGATCGCTTCTACGATATTAACAACCCAGACGGCTTCATCGGCGACGCCCCTTCGGATGGCTCTCAGTACGCCCGAAAGAACGGCGCTTGGGATGTAGTCTCTGGCGGCGGTTCGTATATCACCAGCGTAACCTCCCCTCTGGCCGTTACCTCTGGCGACTTGTCTATCAATCTGTCGTCTTACGCCACCTTGGCCTCTCCCGCTTTTAGCGGCGTTCCGACAGCCCCTTCGGCTGCTCTCGGTACTGACTCCGACCAGATCGCCACCACGGCCTTCGTCCAGGACAGTATCATCGCTGGTTCGGCTCACGCTGAAACCCTTCAGGCCGCCGTCCGTAATGAGACTGGCGCTACTCTTGCCGCGTTCACTGTGGTTTATATCACCGGGGCTTCTGGCAACAAAGCCACAGTCTCGAAAGCCCAGGCTAACGCTGAAGGCACGTCCTCCGGCACGTTTGGCATCCTTGAGACCGCCATCCCGAACAACCAGAACGGCGTCGCCATCACGGCTGGCGTCATCTCTGGTCAGGATACCTCGGCCTTTGCCGAAGGCGCGCAGCTCTGGCTTTCTCCCACTGTCGCCGGTGGCGTCACGACTACCAAGCCAGCCGCCCCCAATCATGCGGTCTTCATCGGCGTCGTCACTCGCGTTCACGCCACTCAGGGGACTGTTGAGGTTCGGATTGCCAACGGCTTCGAGCTCCAGGAGCTCCATAACGTAAGCATCACCTCGGTGGCTGACGGCGATCTGCTGGCCTACGAGTCGGCGACAAGCCTCTGGAAGAACAAATCGTTCAGCACGCTCGGACTGCTTACCTCTGCCACGGCTGCGAGCACCTACTTGCCCTCTGCTGGCGGCCCGATGACGGGACAGATCACCGGCTTGGGAGCTGGTGGCATTGATACCCAGATGAACAACACTTGGTTCAGGGTAGGGCTGAGTTATCCCACCACCGATTTCGGCAAGCTTGAGTATAACTTGCTCACCATTGAAAACGCATCTGGCAACACGCGCGTGACGCCTACGGGCGTTATCCTCCCGGCTTCTGGAACAATCACTTTCGGAGACGCCACCACTCAGAACACGGCAGGCTATCCGGCGACGAACCCCTCGGGCTTTATTACTGGAGCTCCAATTGACGGCAACCTATATGCTCAGTATAACAATAACTGGACTCCATTCTCTCCGGGTATTGGAGACGCTCCCGCTGACGGAACGACCTATGGTCGTAACAATAACTATTGGACATCAATCACACCCGGCTTGGCTGCTCCTATGAGTTACAACGCAGTCTGGGCTTACGGCAATTGGTACTCTGCCAACATCACCACTGTGACCGACGGCTACGGAAATTACTACAATGGCCTTACCTTCTAAAACCATCACCCCCGTCGAGGCCGGCAAGGTCGGCGTCTTCTATGACGCCAATACCAAGGTCATCTCGCATTACGCCAAGTTCCCGACCAAGGGAAACATCATCACGGCCATGCCCGTCCTGATCGCCGACGACGACGCCGCGCTGAAAATCGCCATCGCCGCAGCTGGACTTACCGAACGCAAATGATCACCCACATCCTCGCCCTCGTCGTCGGTCTGGTGGCCGGTGCGCTCATCATGCGAAAGCATAAGGATGCCTCCGACTCCCTTGAAGCCCGAGGCCGTAAGCTGCTCGACGCCCTCAAGGGCCGCTAAGGTATGCGTTCGCTCCTGGTCATTGCCTTGCTGGCCCTGACCGGGTGCTCTTCGTCCAAGCCCCCGCTACCTGTCCAGCCTGACGCCCCGACCTCCGAGGCCGCCGTCACGACTGTCGGCAAGGAATGGGACAAGGCAGACCAGAAGGTCGCCGCCGCGATCAGCATCGCCCGCGAGAACGCCGAGAAGCCCGAGGTGGTCAAGGCCGAGACCTCCGTAGCGTTGTCTTTCCTCCCTGCCCCTGAGGCCGGAGAGCTCGCCCTAGCCAGGGCACGCGCCGCACGACCAGAAGACCAGAAGGCTTACGGAGACGCCGTGGCCTACGGAAAGAAACTGCTGGCCAGCATCGACGCCAACTGGGCCAAGGTCGAAGCCGACCAGAAGGAAGCCGCCCGCGTCTCTCAGCTGAAGGACCGACGCATCGAGGAACTGACCGCCGAGGTTGAACGCGTGAAGAAGGACGCCGCCGCTAATCTCTGGACCATGGCCGCCGTTGGGACTGCCGTGGCGGGTGCTCTGGCTATGGCGTTCCTAGGTCCTAAGATTGGCATCAGTCTGCTGGCTTCGTCTGCGGCCATCGGGGCTTTCCCGTTCGTGGTCGATTCGGAGTACTTTACCATTATCGCCGGATGCACTCTTGCCGCCGCCGCCGCACTGGGGCTCTGGGTCATCTGGGACAAGGCTCGCGATCAGGTCCACAAATCAGATGAGCAGCCCCCGCCCCAAGTCTGACCCGCCCGCCGTCCAGTACGGCGAGCCTCACTTCACCTTCCGCGTCTTGGGCAAGGCTAGGCCGACGCACAAGCCCAAGTGCCCGACCCCGTTCGGCTACTGCTGGAAGGGCTATGGGGATATTCACCTAGACCCAAGGCAGTCGGAGGAGGAGATGATCGACACAGTCGTGCATGAGCTTGTCCACGATGCCATGCCCTATCTGGATGAAGAAGCCGTAGAGAAAGCCGCCAACAGGATTGCCTCAGCCATGTGGAAACTTGGCTACCGCCGGACCATCATCCAATGAGCGCCCCCATCGACCCGGAGTCCATGCCGAAGGAACTGAAGGACGGCGTCATCGCCGCTACCATTGGGGCGTTTTCAATGGCCAGTCGCCTCATGCTCTCAGACGAGAAGCACACATGGGGATGGGTGGCTCGTCGGGTAATGGTGGCCGCTGGCGTGGCGTGTATGTCCGGCTATGTTCTGGTCGAGTATATCTCCAGCCCTGGTCTGCGGATGGGGGCGATAGGCGCGCTTTCTTACGCAAGTCCCGAGGTCCTCGACGCGATTCTACGAGCAGTCAAAAGCCGAGCCAATCGAGAAGCCGATCGCATCGCTGGCAATCCAAAGCCAAAGTCCAATGGCAAAGCCAAGCGAGCCAAGCGCAAGTGAGGGCAATCTCCTCCTGGTCGTCATCCTGCTGACGGCCTTCGCCGGTCTGACTGCGGTCGTCTCGGCGTGGACGGCTGGCTTCGTCCTCGACCAGCTGCAAAGCACCGACGCTTTGGTTATGCTGGTTACCGATGGGGGTATCAAATCAGACTCCAAAACCCTAGAGGCCAACCTCTCCTCGGCTACCCTAGCCCTCCAGTCCGTCCGAGACCTAGGGCTGGCCCTGTCAATTGGATGCCTTGGCGTGGCCGTGGCGGCGGGTTTCAGGGTCTGGCGGGGTAGACAGTCGGCCTAGCCACTACCCCCACCTCCTAGGGCTTCCTAGGCTGGGGGCTGGTTAGCCCTTGACGGCTACCCCATGGCCGGGCATACCTTGCCGTATCCCGCACAACATGAGCACATCCTCCGACCCGAACGCCGACCTGTACGCGTTCATCTTTAACATGATCGAATCCCAGGACCACTTCAAGGTCGGTCCGCGCAAGGAAGCGAAAGCCCCCTTGTCTCAGGCCATGCTGGCCCGCCCCTACAAGGGCATCCTCCCTGAGTCCTACGCAGTTGAGCCGAAGATTGACGGCGTCCGCGTGATCGTGGAAGTCTGCCGCGAGACGCTGGCCGTGGCGATGAAGACCCGCAACGGCAACCCGCTTAACTCCCTTGCTCACCTCGGCGCGTGGTTCGCC